GTCAAAGGTGATTTCTTTTTTGATGATTTGTTTTACCAGGATGCCCTGTCTCTTACTGGGGATTGGGCAGGGGTTGATCCTTTTATATACCCGTTGTTTTGTCGAAACATGTACGGAGAGTGTAAGCGAAGCTTGGATCTTTATTATTAAGCCCCCTCCTCGTAGTCCGTATAACTTTAGTTTAGTGAGGAGGTGGCCGGGTTTAATGTAAAGTAGCCGTTTACAGGATAAGTATTTTCCAACTTATAGAGCTTTAAATCTTAATCTGGTTTAGAGTTAGGCGCCTCGATTAACAAAAATTCATAGTAGAACACCACTGATCCGTTCGCAACTTTCGATCAGTCCGGGCAACCATAGGAGAATGGAAGTTTGTTGTTACCAAGTGTCGGTAGCAACTCATAAGGTATTGACACAATGGACTTGCTTGAGCTCGGAGCTAGGGAGAAGATCGTTTATGTCCCTAAAGTGAAATAATAATAGTAGCCAGCTAAAAGCAAGAAGAAGGTGAACTGGTCCAAGGTTGCCAACGAAGCTAAACTTGCCATGGATGAGACCAGAAAGTTGGCTAAATAAATCGGTCAAATGTAGCTTAAATCTAAGGTCAAGTAGAATGCTTAGAATGTAGGTTACACCGTAAATGACAAAACTGGGGATAGACAGAAAGCATATTTTTCACGCCTTGCTTAGCCTAACACTGCACTTGGAAAATATCTCAGGTGTGTCATGTCTCCCTTTAATTCTGAACCTTCCCGAGGGCCCACCCAATTTTTTAATGCTACCTCGTTACTTCAGTACAGATATGAAGTAGACGTTACTTTTGGGTAGACTTACGGGTCGATTGTGGTTTTTCCCTCTAACTTTTCCATATAGTGCGGCACCAATGCACCTGTCTGGGCCAACGCGCTTACAGGAGCTTTTGGCGCTGGTATCAGTAACTCCAGTGCCCAGTTGCTTGGTTTTACTCACCCATTAGCAGGTGGGGTCAATGTTTCGTCGGGATAGAATACCTTGTGGACTGCTAATCCGCAAGATAGCAATTAGAGGTGGACATCAGCTAGAACTGTGTCCTGTGGTATTCGAATTATACCATCAGCTAATATGTCCACTAAATAAGGTATATTGACTGCTGGAGTAATTCCTGGGAAGACGTTCCCAGCTAGTGCCAGTGGGTGGACTAACATGTAAATTCCCACCCCTTCCTTTTTGAGACAATACCCGACCAGCTATGAAACAATGTTAGCTGGTGTCGGCTAAGAAGGAACAGATCTCATATACTTACCGTTGGACCCTATAGACATGGCCTTTGTATAACCGGCCATGGTTGGTTCTGGAGCTTTTTCCTCAGATGCAGATTCTTTATTTTCTTATTTCCGTAGTCCTATGTGGTGTCTTTTCAGTAACATAAGTTCTACTGATTCATATAGGATTGAGGTAGTGACAACGGTTGAGTATGTGCCCACGCTCTCTTTTGATTCCTGGTCCCCGTCATAGCCTTCAAAGCTTGACAACGGTACCGCAGGGATTGCTTATAAAGAGATGTCCGCTAATTTATTTAATATTGTGACAGGCGCCATAGGGCGGTCACTCGGCGGTTCAACTATTACTGGTTAAATATTTAATTCGATAGTTCCATATGTTGGTGGTTTACTCATTTGAGTAACCCTACCATATGTTGGAAAATCTATCGTATTATGTATTATTATTATTTATTTAGACTTTACTCCGTAGACGTACGATAGCGAGTCCAGGCTGTGACCCATCTGAGCACTACCTGAATAACCAGTATCCCATCCATAGAGGCGATTAACTATTATCGTTCTCTCGTTTTGCTTGAGTTATCGTTAAGAAATTCAGGACGTCCCCTTCGTTTAAGGGGGTCTTCGCGTGGTTGGTCTCCTTAAGTGGTGACAACCCGGCTCGAGACTGAAGAGCCAGAACAACACCGGTGACTAGTTTTCCCTAGTCGACCGCATTTTCCTTACCTTGTGTCGTCTA